TGCTGCAAAATAACTCAAGATTTTACTTACCATAAACTAATTCTCCATTGTCCTCTTATTGATCCCTCAAGCGTATAATTATACTTGTAGTAAAAATCTGAATGAAAGGGGACATAATTATGTGGACAAAACCATCAGCAACAGAAATGCGTTTCGGCTTTGAAGTTACAATGTATGTTTGTAACAAGTAATTAATAGGGAGGCTCATAGTCTCCCCATTAATTTTTTATACAAATTTGTATGGCCTCTAACCCAATCTAAATCTATCTCTACCTTCACCATTCCTTTTCTTTTAGTAAATTTAGTTAAAAACATAGATTTACCTTCTGGAAGGTATTTTAAATTTTTATTAGGGACATACCTAACAACCTTAGAAAGGCACATCTTCTTCTAGCTCATTGGTTAATGAAATGACTTCATCCAATGAATCAGATGATTGTGTTTGTGTAGAAGCATTACCAATAACTCTAACATTCCCAAGTATCGGTGTTTGCACTCCAGCTTCACGCTCTTCTTTGGTGGTTGACTGACTGATAAATCCATTATTGTCATATTGGTCTCTATTATCTAGATCAACAAATGTTACCAAATCTAGATATGTACCTTTCTTACCTTTATACAATCTTTCTTTATCAATCTTAGTTACATCTACTCTTACACTTAGTCCTACTCTAGCCATATATTTCTCCTTAATAAAAACGAACCTGCTTACCTCGTGGTCTTTTAAAATTATAAATTTCTTCAATAAGCACAAGGTAACCTTTTAAATCTGTACAATCCTGTAACTTAACTGACTGGAAAGACAGCTTACTTAAAAACTCAGCGTGGTTATACTCTGGATTTTCAAATAACTCCAACATTGCATATACAAAAGATCTACGCTGATAACCATCATAATATTCTTTTATCATGCAAATTTTTTCTGCATTTTTTACTGCTAAATCATAATCATTAATTTTAAATGTTCCATCACAAAACTTTATACATTTTGTTCCAGACATTCTTTTTCTATTTGTTAGCAAAGCATTAGTTTCGTTATGACCGAAACCATATCTTCTTTTAAAATCACGATACATGATATAGTCTTTTAATCCTAATTGACAATAGCCTTGCATATATTCTTCAGCAGTCCAACATTTAGCATTAGTATTTAAACGATGCACATCATCAAGATTTAAGTCTTTGACTTGCATATATACTATTTCTTTGTTTAACATTTTTGCTGCTTCAAACCTATGTTGTCCGTCAATAATTTCATATTTACTATTGACTATGATTGGAACAGTAATATATTTTTCTAACATAGATTCTTTTAATCTACGCAGATGTAATTTATTTAATTGTCTGTTTCCGTTCATATGTTTAAACATAGCATAATCATTGGTCTTTAAGACTTGATTTATAACTTGCATTTATTTCTCCTTGTTATATAAAGGCTTCCTAGAATATCTAGGAGGTTCAACATCATCTTTTACAAACTGGACAAACTCTTCCGCCTTCGGTATGAACCAGTCCATAAAAGGCTCATCATAGAACACCATTTCTTTCGATGTTTCATTTGGTGTCCATATGTAAAACCAGCACGCTTCTACTCCAACGCAAAACATCTGTACTTGCATTTGAAACCAATAGCGTTCTGGAATTTCTGGATATATTTTTTGAGTAAACGGACATTTAATCTCTACAGGAATTAAACCTAAATAACCATCTGGTGAAGCACCTAAAGGTCGATTAGGGTGAACTACTAATTTATTACCTTCACGACAAATGCCTTTCATCTCATCTTCAAACGCTGCAAGAGCTATAGGCTCATGATCGTTTCCCCATTGAGTCATCTCATTACCTTCAAAAGGTTCTGCACGACCAGTTTTCTCCCTCCATAACTTTTGTCTTTCGTAAACAGCCGACCATGCTTGGCTGGCTGTCACGATAGAATTACGAAGTTTTTTATTACTAAGATGCGAACTCATCAGTTTTCTTTCTTATTTGATTTCTGGTTTCTGGTTTTAATGTATACCAGTATTTTAATTTACCATCTTTTGAAAGATCTTTCAAAATAGTAATGTGATCGTCAATACTTCTAATATCTTCTTTAGGCTGTGGTTTAGCTTCAGGTTGATTAAGCTCATCTTCTGAATATATAAAACCATGCAGACCTAGTAATTTAAGAACAGCTCTATCAAATGCACGCTTTTCTGCCATTGCAACTGTGTAACTGTTTTTACAATTATGAGGTGCTGCTTCACCATATGTTGTTACAGTTTGATCTTTTAATTTTGCTACACATTTAATTACAGCAATTTTATTTTTAGTATCAAACTCTACTTCGTGTAACTCATATTGAATATTGTTTTGTGTTGCAGCAATTTCAATCCATTTATGATACATAACATAAGTGCCATGACAATCCCACAAACATTCTTTCCAGTCGAAGCCTTGCTTTTGCAAGACTTCTTTTACTCTATCATCAATTTTTTTCTTAGCCATTCTCTTTCTCCTGCTGTTGTTGCTGTATATGGTGATATAGTCTTTGCAAGTCTTCTTTAATACCAGCTATTTCATTTAGTTGTATTTTGGTTTCCTCAAGAATACCATTGGTTACACAATGTAACTCGAATTGTAGTGACTCCATGTATTGATCTTTAGATGCGCTCATTAGACTGCCTCCTTTACTGCTTGATCTTTAAGAAATTCTACATCGTCTTTATTAAGGTCATTAAGAACACTCTGTCCATTTTCAAATGGTGTTACATCACGAGCATCACTAACCTCAACATCTAAAATATCTACAATAACTTCTGTAGGGTATCCTACAACTTTTTCTTCTCGGACATTTGCTGATACTACAAAATTAACATCAAAGCTACGATACTTATCTTCAAATGTTAGTTCTTGATTAAATTGTACTTCCATAATTATTATCTCCTTATTTATTAACTTCAATAAAACTATATAACAAAAAAATTGTATTTGCAAATATTTTTTCAAATTACTTGCAATCTATTTTGTAACCGATTAGAATCATAAATAATCTGACTACATCCTCTAAACGCATGAGCGAGAAAAATGTCAGGGCAAATTAACAAAAAAAGGAAAAAATATGACATACAATGAAGCAATAGAAAAATTTGGTGGCAGTCGTAGACAGTTAGCTAGGGCTTTAGATATATCTACACAAGCTGTAGCACACTGGGCAAAAAATCCAGACAAAAATATTCCAGACTATCGAGCTATACAGATTAAATATGTTCTTGAACAGGTTTAGTCATAAAGTTGTAGATCAGGAAGGTTTTGCAATCATGCAATTCACATCGTATGAAGATGCAAAATGGTTTGTAAGAAATAAACCTGATTACAAAGTAAAAAAGATTAAGTTTGATTTATCACAAATGGAGGAGTGTTTATTTTGAGAATAAGAAATTGGGACAAATTCCAACACTATAAGCCTATGCACAGTAAATACAAAAAACAAATGACATGGTTGAAACTGTATGGTGGAGACATATTAAATGACATTGATTGGTTTGAACTATCCGATACCAATAAAGCAATATATATTGAGTTGTTATGTTTAGCTAGTCAGAATCATGGAAATCTACCTGATATAAAGACTATTGCATTTAGACTAAGACGGTCAAAAGACCAGTTACAAAAGGCTTTGGACGATTTAGTGCATTGGATAGAAGATGGTATATACTCTGTATATACAATGCCTATACCAGAAGAAGAAAAAGAAGAAGAAAAGAATAAGAAGTCTGTAAAGAAATATGATTATTCTCTTTTTGATAAATTCTGGGAAGAAATTATTCCTAGTGTTAGGAAATATGGAAAGCAGAATTGTAAAGATAAATGGAAGTCACATGATTTAAACAAGGAAGCTGAAAAGATTTTTTCTTGGTATGAACAAATGGGACAGACTGAGGAATGGAAAAAGGGAATGATTCCTGCACCAGAGGTTGTAATAAATCAAAGAAGGTGGGAAGCAGAAGTTCCAAAAACAAAACAAGGGAAGGTTAGATATGATTGGGAGGGTGCTAAATGATAAATCCAACGGCTGGAGAAATAATAGATCAGTTGACTATAACAAAAGAGCAAGTACATGGATATGAAAGTGAATATGTAGAAGATTTTTTAATTAAAGATACATCTAGCTTTGCTGATGCTGTAGTAGATTATTACTACAAAGAAATGAACTCTGGTAAAAGTTTAGGTCTTCCAAAAATGAATGAAGGTTTTGTGGCAAGACCAGCCGAGCTGACATTAGTAACCGGAATATCTTCACATGGAAAAACTCAGATGTTAATGCAATGGGTAAATCACTTATCTAAAGACTCAAAATGTTTAGTCATGTCTATGGAGATGAGACCTGAGATCACTTTGGCAAGGCTCACAAAAATTGCTCTTGGTCGAAACTCCACAGGATCACCTCCAACTGAAAAATTTATTAGAGAATATTGTGAAGAAAAAAAAGAACAGATTTACATTTATGACCAGCAACAAGAAACAACATCTGAAGACATTTACGCAAGTTTAATCTATGCAAAAGAAGTGCTTGGGTGTCAGTATGCGGTCGTAGATAGTTTAATGACGGTTGCAGATGTGGGTGAGTCAGACAACGGATACAATGAGCAAAAAAAGTTTATTAATAAATTATCTGTTTTATGTAAGGCATTAAACATACATATTTTTTTAGTAGCTCACTTACGAAAAGTTTCAGATGAGTTACAAGCTCCAGATGCTCAGGCTATTTATGGATCAAGTAATATTAGAAATTTATGTGATTCCATACTCATGATCTATCGCAATAAGTTGAAAGAAAAGTGGGCAATGGACGGTGAAAAGACTGAAGAAGAATTACGGTCAATACCAGATGCTATGGTTTATATTCAAAAGCAAAGAAATTTTCCATTTGAAGGAAAGTTTGGTTTTTATTTTAACAAACACAGTTTAACTTATCAGGAGAGTCCATTATGAGCGTAAATGAATTTATAAAAATGATTAAAAAATCTTTTCCAGATGCAGTATACAAAGCTACATCTAAAGATGGTATAGTATTTAAATCAAAAGGATGGACAGATTATGAGATACAGTCTAACAAAACACAATCTAAATAGTCTGATTCAAAAGCTGAAAAATTTGGATTTTACTAAGATGTGGAAGATTGAAATTAAAGAGGGAAAGTATAGTAGGTCAGTAGATCAGAATAAGTATCTTTGGCATATTTATAGAATATTAGGAGACCATTTAGGCTATGAACCTGAAGAGCTTCACGAGCTATTAACCTACCGATACCTGAGAGAAGAAAAGGAAATTAAAAACGAAAAGGTTATTGTGATAGCGAGAACATCAACTCTAAATACTGAAGAGTTTAATGAATACATAAGACAGGTTAAGTTCTTTGCTTATGAATATGGTTGTAAATTACCTGATATGAAAGATGTATCGCTCTAAAAAACTTTTAGTATTATTAAGAGAATTACCTTGTATGAGTTGTGGCACTATGGATGGGACAGTTTGTGCTGCACATCGTAATCAAGGAAAAGGCATGGGTCTGAAGAATAGTGATGCTTTAGTTGCAGCATTATGTAATAAGTGCCACCATGAGCTAGACAATGGCAAAGAGTTGAGTAAGGAAGAACGAAGGCATATGTGGGATCAGGCTTATATAGATACGATGCAGTATCTGATAGAGACTGGGAGGTTAAAATGCTAGAATATTGTTTAGTAGTTTATTTAACAATGGAAGAACCTAAATATATAGGTCACTTTGAAAGCTGTTCAGTAGCTAATAACTATGTTCAGGAATATTATCATGATGCTCCATATACAATTTGTTTGCATGAAGATTATATAAATTTGCCAGATCATCTGGTAAAAAAGGAAATATATGAAGCAGACTTTTGATTTTTGTTTTGCAAGCGGAAAAAAAGCAGAATTTCGATTTGCAGATTCTTGTTTAATATATATTAAGTATCCTACAAAAGAACAAGATATGTTTGAGCATTGGGATGTGCAAGGATTGTGCATTGCTATAAATGATAAACATTATAAGTTTGATGTAAAAAGTACACAAAAATTAAAATATTCTACACCAGAAAAAATTATGGAAGAGGTATGGGTAGAGGGAACTAATGTTCGTGGTAAAGATGGATGGATAAAAGGTAAAGCAGATTATATAGTTTTTGAAAGAGAACAAACATGGTTTATTGTAAATAGAAACAAATTATTAGAATTAACCGAAAAAAAATTAAAAGAAAATAATTACAAAAAAGGTAAAGGTGTTTATTTAATTCACACAAGAACAGGAAGACAGGATAAAGTAACACAAGTACCATTTGCAGATATGAAAACTATTGAACATTATGAACTTTCAAAAAGGAGCTAATATGTCAAAAGGTAGTTCACCGAGACCAATACCGAACCCTAAACAGTTTGAAGATAATTGGGACAAAATATTTGGAAAGAAGGAAAAAAATGGCAGGGATGTCACCGACTCAGTTAAGCCTGAAAAAACTAAAAAGTGAAGGTTATGAAACTGTACAGGTCGTTGAAGTATGGATACCTGCATTCGGTCGTGGGTTTGGCAATAGGCGTGATTTATTTGGCTGCTGGGATATACTTGCTGTCAAAGACGGACAAACTGTTGCAGTCCAAGTTACTAGCAAATCAAATATGTCAGCTAGAATTAAGAAGATTGCAGACAACGATCATGTAAAAAATTTAAGGGAAGCTAACTGGACTTTATTAGTTCATGGTTGGTTTAAAAATAAATCTAATCGCTGGGAGGTAAAGGAAGAAGATGTCAGTTAATAATTATGCAGCAAATTTTACATTTGATGTAAAAGGACAAAAGTTAAAAAGAAAAGAACTGGTAGATTTAATTTTAAATATGTTAAAAGAACAGCCAATGACTATACCAATGTTGCAAAAAGAACTTGGCATGGAAATGCAACAGGTTAGAAACTTTCATCGATGGATGGTTGTTAATGACTTTATCATGAATACCGGTAAAAAGAAGGGCGATTATTTTTTATATAAAGTTTATAGAGAATGTTTATTAGCTGAACTACTTTACCCATCACCGAAAGAAATTCATAGTCAATTTAAAGTAAAAGAAGTCATCAAGAAAAAAGCTGAAGATTTTAAAAGCAGAAGATCAGGTTCACAACGAAATGCTTTTGGTTATAGTGACCACCATTTAAATTCAGTTTATTTTGCAAGCGGAGACTAAAATGGAAATGAATAGACTATTAGATTTATTAGACAAATGGAAGTTGTACATGAAGTATGATAATCATAAGTTAGGGTATCCGAGTAAATCAATAGGAATGTCATCAGGAGGAGCATCTGGTAGTTTTGATGATATGTATGATGAGGTCGAAGATGATAATGTCAAGACCGTAGATGCAGTTATTCATAGTTTAGATCATGAAGAACAAAAGGCAATTTATGCGAGATACTTAGGAACAAAGAAACCAATGTATTACGAAGTCAAATTACAAATTGCAATAGATAATTTACTTCATATAGTAGGAAAAAGAATAGGAGCATAATATTTTTTTATACAAAATGCTTGACAATTTATTTGATTTTGATACAATATTTATGTGGTGATAATAATTAAGGAGAAAGAGATGGAAAAATTGTGGGATTTGGGTGGTTTGATTCCTGACTTCGCTAAAGAAGAGATGGAGAAAAAAGTGTTGGCTTACATTGCTAAAGATCCAATCAATATCGCTAGGGTTCAAAAGATGGCTTACGACTACTGCAAGAATAATGAAAAATTGATTGTAGCTATAATGAAAGGGGGTGCATGATGGTAGTTTTAGATATGAAACCTGAAAATGCAAAGTTCTGGGTTGGTGACTATGAGTATTATAAAGACAATGTTTTCTTTAATGCTTGTAAATGTGCTAATCCAGATTGTCAAAATTTAATTCAACTAGCTAACCCAGTCGAGGTTAAAGTCAAAGATCCTAAAGTAATGCAAGCTGCTCAAGAAGACAAAGTTGATGCTGCCTTACTTGACATCTATGAAGACTACGGTTTTGATGATGACGGTGAGGTTCTTTGTGGTGAATGTTATTAAGGAGGAAATCATGATAGATCAACATGAGCTATATGAAAAAGGTTATTACAATTATTGGTATGACACTACCGACAAAAACGGAGATAAAGTCAGGGCAGATGCTGAGTTTTCTCCTGATGAAAAATTAGTTAGTATTGTCTTATATGAATATGATGATGAGGGGTTTGTTGGTGATTACATAAAAGAAATTTTACCAGACAAAGTTAGCAAACCACATCTCGAATGGATAACAATGAAATGGAAAAAAGAAAGGGTGAAATAAAATTCACCTTTTTTTTACACAAAATGCTTGACAAATATTTTGTATTTGGTATTATATATATGTAGTGATAATTAATGAGGAGAAAATGATGGGTGTTGTTGAGAAATGTTTGGTTGAGGCTGTTGTGTTGAATGTTGGGGTGGTCGGTATTGTTTTGATCGCTGTTGAAATTGGTAAATATTTAGGAGGTGTATAATGGAAGGAAGAAAAGAGAAGTTAATTAAAGAAGTTCTTGATAAGGGGTATTTGAAGTATCTTGTCCCTGATGCGTTGTTTAATCCTGCTGCAAAAGAGGTTGAGGTTTACGCCTTGCCTAAAAAAGATGATGGTGGTTATATTGAGGCTCTTGCGTTTGCTGGTAAAGCTGAGAAACCTGCTTGGTATTACAAGTTTAAAAACAAAGAAGTCCTTGACTACTACATAGCAGAGCTTGTGAAAAAAAGAGAAGCCAAGATAGAAGCAAAAGAGCTAGCTAAAAAAGAAAAAGAAGAAAAGCTAGCAAAAGAAAAAAACTTAAATGATAAATATGACCTTGATGATATTATTAAAATCAAACAAGAAGCTTTAGTTGCTGCTGAACAAGCCGCTAACGATTACTGGGTCAACGAGATGGACGAAGAAGATAAGTGGAGTTGTGGTTTTGCTTGGGTTGAAATCTTTGGCATTAACGGTAACAGTAAGCTTGGTAGAAAAATGAAAAAGGCTGGATTTAAGCAAGACTACAAAAGAGTGTTTAGTGTTTGGAATCCTAGTGGTATTGGCGTTCAAAACATTGATGTTAAAGAAAAAGGTGCAAATGCGTATGCTAAAGTGCTTAAAGAATACGGATTTGAAGCTTATGCCTGTAGCAGACTTGACTAATTAGTCTGCTTTTGTTATAATTCAGAGGTGGGAAAGTAGCGTCAAAATTTTCCCAT